CAACAAAGGTAGTAAGATGCCACCTCAAGTATATGATAAGGCAGCACCTACCATGTTTAAGCCAGGGCATAAGCCATTTAACACTAGGGAGCCTCATGCTACTAGCATCCGGATTGATACATCTGGTAAACCATACAGCTACACTAAGATAAAGGATGGCCTATGGAAGCTCACTCATAGGGTGATGTGGGAGCAAGTACATGGTGAGATACCCAAGGGTTATGTGGTAAGGTTTAAGGATGGCAATACGATGAACCTAAAGATAGATAACCTGGAATGCATACCTATGAGAAAGAACATGACTAAAAACACCATACAACGCTATCCTATGGAGTTACAGCAGGTCATGAAATTAAGGAGTAAACTAAACAAAACAATAAACAATGGCAAGAAACCAAATGAACGATCTTAGAGATCACCTCTTTGCAGCTCTAGAGAGATTAAATGATGATGAGCTAAGCCCTGAGCAACTATCTGCTGAAGTAGAGAAAGCACAGGCAATAAGTAACCTATCCAATGCAGTGATAGGTAGTGCTAAGGCCGAGATAGACTTCATGAAAGCTACAGGCATGATAGGTACTACCAGCAACCTGTTCAAAGGTGTTAATGATCCTAAAAGAATAGAGTAATGAAATACGTAAAATACTACAGAATGTGGCTTGAAGATACAGTAGAGCCACAAGGTGGCACATGGTGCTACATGGGAATGGATGAGAAAGGCTTTTTATGGCAGCTTAACTTTCAATATAAAGATACTGAGCAGGCAGACACCTTAGAACAATACCTCCGGTGGGGCTACAAAATTGAAGAGCTATGACAAAAGAAGATATGTACGAATGGCATGCCATCCAGAACATGGACCTTATGCGGCTTGTTGACAAGTACGACCTCAAGAAGAGAACAAGAGCAAGAAGCTACTGCTACAAGCGTTTTTTTATAGCTCAGTACATGGTCCGCAAAAGGCACCTTACTGTATTCGTAGCAGGCCACCTGTTAGGTGTTGACCACAGCACTATATCCTATGCCATGAAGATGCATGATACCTGGTGGGAGAAAGATGCTGTATACATGAATGCTATCTACCCACTACCAGAGCTCATAAGTGGTGAGCATGTGCCTCAAACTTACAGCGTAGACTATGAAGAGGTGGATATAGAGGAGTGTGTAGTGAATATACGTGGTAACTTTCCTCCAAAGTTATTAACTAAGTTTGATAAGCCTATGACAGGACCAGAACTAAGTACTATATTTGCTATGTCGTAATTTCATATTAGGTTAATACGGGGGTCAACGGACCCCTTTTTTATGCCTTAAACATGACGCTAGGACAAATCTCTATATATACCATATAGTAAAAAGTCCAGAGTAGCACTCTAGAATTTTTGAAAATTTTGTGTCGCAGCGTCGCAGAATTGCTAAACCCCTTACCAGTGTTGACTTTCAGACATGACGCAACACAGGACGCAACTATTTTTTTTTGTCTTTTTAATTACATTAACGTCTTTTTATATCTTTGTACCCCATGTATAACCCAAACATATCAGTATTTAGGTCTCTATACCATAGTAAAGAGACTCCCTTTAAGCTCACTGCCATTGATGTATTCAATAGAATAAAGCAAGGCAACCCTGAGCTAAATAAGAAAATAGAAGCTATCCGAGCTGGAGATAATGAAAGCAAGAATAAGCTCATGGCTATCATGTTCAATGGTACCTTCAATGAACGTAAAGATGATGGCCTAATAGAGCACTCAGGGCTATGTGTGGTAGACTTTGATAAGTATCCTGATAAGGAAACTATGGAAAGGGACCGCAATAAGCTCATGAAATGTAAACACGTGTACCTTATGTTCACTTCTCCCTCTGGAAATGGACTTAAGGCTGTAATACGTATACCTCGTTGTGATAAGTTTGAGCACAAGAGAAGGTTCGGTGCCTTTGGTGAGTACTTCAAGAGCAAGTACTTTGATGCTGCCAACTGCAATGTATCCAGGGTATGCTTTGAAAGCTATGATCCTAATGCCTATCTCAATGAATTTGCCGAGGAGTTTAGAGGTATCCAAGATGACAAGGGATATACCATGATTGAGAAGCCTATGGTCCTACCTCTTACCAATGAAGATAAGATCATTGAGCTTATTATGAAGTTCAAGCATGGCCCCTTCACCGAAGGCAATAGAGCTAACTGGCTCTTCAAGGTGGCCATGTGCATGTGTGAGTATGGGGTAGATGAGCGTATAGCACGTAACTACCTACTGCAGAAGCAAGAGCCTGGCTTTACTGCCGATGAAATCAATAACACCGTAAGCAACTGCTACATGCGTGGTAACTTTGCAAGCAAGTACTTCGAGGATAGGCAGACCATGGATAAGGTAAAGGTTAAGCTTAAGGATGGTGTAAGCAAGGAAGATATCAAGAAGCAGTTAGGAGTAGATGATAAGGTGATAGATAAGGTGCAAACTGAGGTGCAGAATGTAGATGATAAGTTCTGGGAGGGTGAAGGTGCCAAGGTCAAGATAGTACCGAATAATTTTGCCAAGTTCCTGCATAAGCATGGCTTTGCCAAGTACTACCCGGAAGGTAGCAAGAAGCCTACCTTTGTATACATCCAGGAGAACAAGGTGAATGAGTCCTCCACTGAGCTAATTAAGGACTTTGTACTTACTTATCTCCGCAAAGATGAGACGATTGATGTATACAACCATTGTGCAAAGTCCACCGCACTCTTCACTGAGAACTACCTAAACATGCTTGACAGTATTGATATGAACCTCCTGCAGGATAGCAAGCATGTGAGCTTCATACCCTTCAAAAATGGTGTAGTAAGGTGCACCAAGGATAGTGTGGACCTCCTTAGCTACATTGATATTGATGGCTACATCTGGAATGGGCAGATAATAAATAGAGACTTTACAAGATTAGAGTCTCATGTTAACAATTTTCAGGATTTTATACGTAAGGTATCTGCTAATGATGATAACAGGGTGCAAGCCATGGAGACCATACTAGGCTATCTGCTGCATACCTTCAAAGATAAAACTGATCAGAAGGCTATCATATTCAATGACCAGGAGATAGATGATAACCCTAATGGGGGGAGTGGTAAGAGCTTAGTCCTTACTGCCCTGAGTAACATCCGCAAAGTGATTAAGATAGATGGTAAGGCCTTCAACCCTGGTAAGAGTGACTTCGTGTACCAACGTGTTAACCTGGATACTCAGGTGTTAGCCTTTGATGATGTTAGGAAAAATTTTGACTTTGAGCACCTCTTTAGCCTGATCACTGAGGGTATACCGGTCAACCGCAAGAATAAGGATGAGATATACATACCATTTGAGCGTTCACCCAAGGTGGTTATTACCACTAACTATGTGATATCAGGCTCAGGTACCTCACATGACCGTAGAAGGCATGAGATAGAGTTCTTTCAGTACTTTAATAGCCACCGCAACCCAGTGCAAGAGTATGGTAAGCTGTTATTCGATGAGTGGACTGCAGAAGAGTGGAGCTTGTTTGACAATTACATGCTAAGCAACCTGCAGAAGTACCTACAGATAGGGCTCTTTAAGACTGTTAGTATCAATGCTGATGCTAAAAGGCTCATACAAGCCACTTGCAAGGAGTTCTATGACTTTGCTATGGATCCAGATGTCTTACCACTGAATAAAAGACTATACAACTCACCTACATTAGTGAGCTTTCAAAATGATACCAAGAGTTTCAAGGAGCTAAGCCCTAAGCAGTTCCTCAAGTGGGTGGCTGAGTGGGCCAATTACAAAGGGTATACCATGATTAAGTGTAAGGATCACATGGGTAGATACTTTGAGTTGCAGGATGGCAATAAGAATGAAACTGATTTTAACCAAATAACACCAAGCAATGAAGCACCTTTTTAACATGACTGTACTGGTCCTGCTATTGGCAGGCTGTAAAAGCACTGCCTACTCATGGGGCAAGTATGAATACCTTGAAATTGTAGGACATAGCCCAAAAATACCTACCTTTGGCGAGGATGGGCTAAACCTACCACCTGGTGAGTACATCATTAAGGCATGGAAAGGGGAGGAGATAACCTATACAAAGGTGAAGCTATGATAACAATAACCAACGAGGATAACATGGAGCTCATGGCTCGCTATCCTGACAAATACTTTGACTTGGCAATAGTTGACCCGCCTTATGGGATAGATGCAGATATTAAAAATAATACAGACAAAAAGCAAACTAAAAAATCAGCTACAAATTCAAAAAAATATGGCTCTCAATTATGGGATTCTGATATACCTTCTGAAAAATACTTTGAAGAATTAAAAAGAGTTTCTAAAAGACAAATAATATGGGGTGCTAATTATTTTGGTTTAGTTGGAGGTATGATTTATTGGCATAAAAATGTAACTATGCCTACTTATAGTACAGGCGAATTAGCTTGGTTAAGTTGGTTAAATAAATTAGATTTTGTTGATATTACTTGGCATGGAATGATTCAACATAATATGTGTAATAAAGAAACACGAATACACCCCACTCAAAAACCCGTTGCCCTTTACAAATGGCTACTTGACAAATACGCAAAGCAAGGCGACAAGATACTAGACACTCATTTAGGCAGTGGCTCAATAGCAATAGCCTGCCACGATTACGGCTTTGACTTGACAGCTTGTGAGTTAGATACTGAATACTATGAGGCTGCAATGAAAAGAATTAAACTGCATCAGGCTCAACTTAAATTATTCTAATGAACAAAGACCACATTAAAACCCTGCATGAGCTCAAGCTCAAGAAGTGGGCTGAGAAAAACCCACATTTTCCACCTAACTATATACCTAAGACAGTGTACAAAGACTCAACAGCAAACGGCCTAACCAAGGCAATAATAGACTATATTAACCTGCATGGATACCAAGCAGAACGTATCAATACCATGGGTGTAGCACGTACCAAGTACCGCACTGATGGCTCAGTGGCAGGAGTGCAATGGACCAAGGGTACCGGTACACCTGGAAGTGCAGATATATCCGCCACCATTAAGGGCAGAAGTGTGAAGATAGAGGTCAAGATTGGTAAGGATAGGCAGAGTGATGCACAGAAGAGGTACCAGGAGAAGATCGAACAGGCAGGAGGAATGTACTACATAGCACGCAACTTTGATGATTTTGTACTTTTTTTTAATGAAATAGTAAATAATTAGAATTAAGTTGTATATTTGTAGAAAATTAACACCTTAAAATTATGACAACAAGAAAAACAGCTCCAGCTGAAGAGCCTAAACCAGCACCAAAGCCAATGAACATCTACCAAAAGCTTCACCTGGCTAAGCAGTCCATGGGTAAAGTGATCAAGAATGCCACTAACCCACACTTAAAGAGGAATTATGCTGATATCAATAGTATCATTGATACAGTAGAGCCTATCCTACTAGACTGTGGACTGCTACTAATACAGCCAGTGAAGGATGATAAAGTGTATACCATCATCATTGATATTGAAAGTGAAGACACCCTTGAGAGCTTTATGCCCCTTCCTTTAATCACCGATGCACAGAAGCTTGGTGGAGCCATCACCTACTTCCGCAGGTACACCCTAGTATCTCTTCTATCCTTACAAGCTGTGGATGATGATGGGTATGAGGCTTCAAGGCCTTCCAAGAATAAGCCTACCCTGGATGGTGATAGATGGGCTAAGGCACTGGCAGCAGTTAAGGCAGGCAAGTTCACAGCTGAGCAGATTAAAGAGATGTATAACCTAACTCAAGAGCAGGAGGCACAGCTATGAAGTTCAGAGCATCACAATTAGGCAAGCTAATGACCTCCTCCAGAACTAAGGGGGAGGCATTGAGCCAAACAGCTAAGAGCTACATCATTGAGAAAGCTAAGCAGGACTTTTATGGCTACCGGAGTGAGCTCACTAACAAGTACGTACTCAAGGGTATTGAGCAAGAGCAGGATAGCATTGATTTGCTTAACCTGGTACGTGTGGAGAACTATGCCAAGGACTGCCCTCCTGCTGAAAATGAATGGCTAACTGGTTGCTGTGATATCATCACTGAGGATAGGGTGCTTGATATCAAAACCTCCTGGTCCTTAGATACCTTCCCTGCCACTACCTTTGAGTTCAAGGATACCTCAGACTATGAATGGCAAGGCAGGGCATATATGTGGCTATACGATAGGCCTATATTTGAGCTGTGCTATGTTATGGTGAGCACTCATCCTGAGTTCTTGAGCCAATATGACCCCATTGATATACATGAAGTGGACCACATAGACCCTGCCAAGCGTATCACTAGTGTTATCTTTGAGCGTGATACTACACTGGAGATACAGATGATTGAGAAGCTCACAGCAGCATCCTTATTTTATGACCAAGTATTAACCCAATTAAATAACAAATAATGACTACAAAGACAAGAGATGAATTTTTTGAAGCGGCAGTGCTTGCTGCTTTCCAGGGCTTACTTGCTGCATCCGGTCACTACAGAGATGAGCTGATTAACAACCCATGTGAGTACGTGGCTAATGCTGCACGGCAATATGCTGATGAGCTTACTGATCAGTTGTATGGTCCTGAGTTACCAGTGATCAGAGAACGTTTATTTTAAGCCAAAAATAATTTTTTTTACTACATTTGGCGAACTATGAAAGCAACCATTGAATACAACCTGCCGGACGACCAGCATGAGTATGACCTGGCTAACAGCTCAGGTGCCATGTACAATGCCCTGCATGAGATAAGAGAAGAAATCCGTAGGCTGCACAAGTATGGTGAGCTTAATGGTGAGCAGTGGGATATGGTAGATAAGATATACCAGGCATACCATGATATACTAATTGAAAACAACATAAAGCTATGATACTACTACTTTCAATTTTGCTCGCCCCTGCAGTGATATGGGGGTGGGCTTTTACTATCTATCAAATAATCAATATCTATAAAAATGAGTGAGTTCAAAGGAGAGGTGGTCTATGTGACCCCTACACAGTCAGTATCTGACAAATTTAAGAAGAGAGATATTACCCTCAAGTCCGAAGGTGAGTATCCACAGTATGTAACATTTCAGCTAACACAGGATAAGTGTGACCTAGCTAACAACCTCAATGTAGGTGATGTGGTAGACCTTAAGTACAACCTACGTGGTAGGCAGTGGCAGGGACCAGATGGTACCATCAAGTACTTCAACACCATTGAAGCATGGACCATGACCTTATCTAGTGGTGGAAAACAAGTTAATAAAAATAATGAAGGTACTGACGATCTACCTTTCTGAGGGTCAAACACTGAGCCAATGGGCTGTCAAAGAGGCTAACAGTCTAATAAATTCAAGGTATAAGCTAGTGCACCTTGCCCTCGATATGAAGGCACCATATCATAGTGTTAGGAGGCTTGTAGCAGGCGAGAATGTATCACTGGAGATCCTAGATAAATTTATACAACTATATTTGCATAGACACGTCTATGCAGATAAATGGAATGGATAAGTAAGGTAGCTAAGTATCACAGTGAATGGGTGAAGGTAGTCAATACCTTTGGTGAGTACTTCTATGCCGAGGACATTGTGCAAGAGGTGTATATTCGGCTACTTACTTACTCCAGGGAGGAGCAGTGCATAGTGGATGGTAATGTTAATAGAGCATATATGTATTACGTGCTTAGAAATACTTATTTATTAGTCAATAGAAATCAAAAGCCTACCTTTGTATCCATCGACCATGCCTTTGGTGTAGCTGCTGATAGTGATCACTTACTACATGCCTACAAACAGTTAGAGGATAGCATAGAGAGTGAGGTGGCCAAGTGGCACTGGTATGATCAGATCGTGTGGGGCCGGCATAGAAATATGAACCTATCTATACGTAAGATAGCTGATAAGACTAAGATAAGTTCAAAGAGTATATTCAACACCTTAAAGTCCTGCAAGCAACGTATCAAAGAGGCAGCTCAGGATGAGTGGGATAACTATAAACACTATGAGTAAAAAGAAAGCAGTACAGCTCGGTGATGCTGTAGAGAAGGTTACTGAAATCACTGGTATTAAGTCCTTAGTCAAGTACATGGCAGGGGAAGATTGTGGATGCAAGGAAAGGAAGGAGAAGCTCAATGAATGGGGTGAGTCCATAAAGCAACGTGTTAATGATATCTTCAAACGGCAGATAAATGCCTTAACACCTGAAGAGTACCAATACCTGGATCAATTCTTTAGCACCTATAGGGGTGTAGTTAACATCAGCCAACAGCAGAAGCTACTTGATATCAATAACAGGGTATTCTCACAGAAGCTCCAGTACTCCACATGTGGAAGCTGTGTACTGTCAATGGTCAACCAACTGAAAAAAGTATACAATGCCTATACCATCCCCACACAAGAATGAGAGTGAGTCTGACTTCATGCAGAGGTGTATGAGTGACCATAATATGATAGAAGAGTACCCACTTGAGCAGCGTATAGCAATTTGCAAAGATGCAATGAATATTCAAAAGTTATCAACAAATGAACGAGATAAAAACAAGGGGGGGATACAGAGAGGGAGCAGGAAGAAAGCCTAAGGCACTTGAGATAGCACTGGCCCAAAAGATGGACCTTGTAGCTCCATGTGATGATGTATTGATAGCCCTATACAAGAAGGTGCAAGAGGGTGATACTGCCGCCATCAAGCTATGGCTTAACTATAGACTGGGTATGCCGGTACAAAGAGTAGAGCAGGATACTAAGGTAGATATCAATAGCTTCAGCATAAGAGATGTGATAGAGTTCAATGATCAAGCTGAGTGAGAAATATAAGGCACTATACTCAAGTGAATGTAGGTACTATGTAATTACAGGTGGTAGAGGTAGCAGTAAGTCCTTTAGTGTAGCCACATGGGTATGCTTGCTATCCTTTGAGCCAGGGCACAAGATACTCTTTACTAGACAGACCATGACATCAGCACATATATCTATCATACCCGAGTTCAAAGAGAAGATAGAGCTCATGGGCTTAGAGCAGCACTTTGATATCACCAAGAGTGAGATAGTCAATAAGACTACAGGAAGTGAAATAATCTTCAGGGGTATCAAGACATCCAGTGGTGATCAGACTGCTAACCTAAAGAGCTTACAGGGTATCACTACTTGGATAGTGGATGAGGCAGAGGAGCTCACTGATGAGAATACCTTTGATAAGATTAACCTATCCATCCGTTCACCTAAGCAGCAGAATAGGGTAGTGCTCATACTTAACCCTGCTACCAAAGAGCACTGGATATATGGTAAGTTCTATGAAGATAAGGGAGTGCAACCTGGTAGCAATATAGAGCAAGGAGATACGTGCTACATCCATACTACCTACATGGATAACCTGGTCAACCTACCACAGAGTTTCCTGGATGAGGTAGACATCATGAGAGAGAGGAGGCCTGAGAAGTACAAGCACTCTATCCTGGGTGGATGGCTAGACAAAGCTGAGGGTGTTATCTTCAGCAACTGGAGGCTAGGTAAGTTCACTGATACTGGTACTGTGGTGTACGGTCA